TTTCATGAGCGCCTAATGATTGGTACATTTCAGAGGCAGTTAGTACCGTATTAAATGGGTGATTATAATATAAATCCCTGTTTTCTAACTCTCTATTTAATGAATCTCTTGCATTCATTAACTGGTATTTAACCTCATAATAATCCACCTGTGTTTGATCACTTTCTGATCTGGTTTTTAAATTACACCAGATAGAGAATAATAACGCTATTGTTAAGATTGAAGTTACTACAATAGATAATTTCTGGGCCTTTTTATAAGCCTCCTGCGTATTAATTAATTCCTGTTCCATTTATTTAATTTTAAGTTCTAATTATAATATATAAAATTAATTCCTGTTTTGCAACTTTATTCTACATACAGCTACAAAAAAGGGTTAAGCATTTCTACTTAACCCTTAAATAAATCAGTGCTTAAAAAGCTACCAACTTATTTCTTCTTCTTCTTTGATTTAGAAGTAGATGGTTTAATTTCACCAGAATCTTTAGCAGCTTTACGTGCTTCACGTTTCTCCTTCATCTTAGCTTTTGTTTTAGGGTCTTTATCGAAAGCTTCTAAAGAAGTTCTACGATATTCCTTCATCATTTTACCAATTGTCCCAGAAAGAGATCTTGCTTTCTTTGAAGAAGAGATAATTTGCTTCTTAGTTGCTAAAGTGTTTTCTAATAAAAACTCATCAACTGATGCTTTGATGTTAACTGAAAGAGTATCTAACTCTTTGATCTTCGACTCATTAATTACTGTTGCCATAATATAAAAATTTAATTATTAATTATTTACTTAGAATATATAAAAACTATAGTCTAGAGCTCTAAGATTGATTTTCATCAAATTATTGTAAGAGCCTTGTATAGCCTAGCTATTATCTAAAAGCTTGGTCTTTTATTTACTATATTTGAAAACTCTTTGAAAGCATTAGCTTTACTATCCAGCTCAGTTATTGGATTATAATTTATAGCAATTTGTTTTAATATAATCCGGTCTATAAACCTAATATCAAAAGTAATCACATAATCCATCATGTTGGTTATAACTCCTCTCTCTGCAATTATATTAGTATTACTATTCCATATATACGATTCGCCTATTTTTACATACCGCCTTGTCATACCGTACTCATCGTCCATATACATACTGCCATAATCTTTCTGTAGGCTAAATGTTATTGTGGCAATTATGGTTGGGTCTAATGCTCCCTTAATAACTAATATTTTATACTCCTGATTATCTATACCAATTACTAGTTGATAACTCTGCCTAGTAGTTTTGGTGTAATTTTCTATAACCCAGTTAGGGTAGTAAGAACCAATGCTCATCGAACCAGTGGATTCTATTATATTAGTTAATGAGTCTACCTTCTTTCCATATAGTTTTCCATTAGGGCTCCAATCTACGTTTGGCGATTTTGATAAAAGGTAACCCATGTTATCCATCTGTTTCAATAGGAATATTCTGGGGTCATCATTTGTTTGTCCATGGATAACAAATGAGATGATGATTAGTATTGAAAGATATAAATTTCTCATTATTTTTTCTCCTTTCTTCTAGGTATTGCATTGCCCTTTTTATCTACCTCATTGGGTAAGAACCCAACATACTTATCAACCTTCTTCTTAAGCTTTTGTCTCCACTTATACAGTTCATAAGGTTCTTCTTCATATCGGGCAGGTGATAATTTCCTGATAAAAGAAATCTCTGTTTGTGTTAAATCTGTTTGAATACTCCTCTTATCATTAGCTTCAAACCTTTGCTTGAGTTTTTGTAGGAACTCTAAACCCGAATCTTCTTTCTCCATCTTCATTTAATTTAATATATTATTATATTGTTTGATTATATTTATAAAAGCATTATATTTATTATCAGCGCTACGTATAATAAATGTTGTTTGTTTACCTTTTATTTGAAGGTTGCAATAAGTTGAGTTTTTTACGGGGTTATACTGGGGCATTAATATTTTATTTTCAGTTAGCCTAGTTTTACCCTTAAAGAATTTAACCCTCCTAGACATGGATTTAACTCTATTACGTGATGATACCTGGTAATTACCATTGGTACCAGGTATTTCAACCCATAATTCGATTTCTTTTTTTAAACTCTTCCGAGTTAATCTAATAGATTTTTTGTCTGTCATACCTATATATTATATATTAATTGATATAGCTAATATATAAAAAAAACTCTTGTTATGCAACTATTTAGTACATAGCAATACCTAACTATTTAATAATAAATAATTTAAAGTAAAAAATAATGAAAATACTAGGAGTATCAGGAGGTGCAGGAGTAATGCTACACCCATTCAAAGAACATCTTATAGGCAACTATGAGATTAGGAAAGATTTTGTAACGCCGGATGAAATACAATGGAAATTAAATTTTGGTGATATACCCCTATTCAGGACATCAGACCTGGATCCAAAATTAAAACCCGATGTGATAATGAGCCAGGCCAATTGTGGGAGGTATTCAGTGTTAAGCCATTCAAGAACTAAAACTAAAAAGAAATTAAAAACCGTAGACGCTAGTTTAGAATTATTCTTTAATAGTATAGTTTTATATAAACCTAAAGTTTTTCTCTTAGAGAATCTCCCTGCTCTTATCCAGGATATAAATAAAATTAAACTTAAAAGAAAATTTCCAAATTATAAATTTGTTTATCACATGGGTAGTGTTTCTGAATGGGGTAATTCTCAAGTTACTAGAAAAAGGTTAATACTTATTGGGATAAACAAAGATTATGATATCTCATTAAAAGATTTCCCCGTATTCAAGGTGAATGATCTGAAGAACACTTCGGAATTATTACATGATATACTAGATTTAAATGGGAAACAGGAAGATCATTTTGGGAACATCAATGAAAATGATGATGAGAAATCGATTGCAATATTTGGTGGAAAGCAAATGACTATTGGAGATATCAGAGAAGAATGGTGTACTAGACTTAAGGGGCAAAGTAGATGGTTCACAACTGAAAGCGATAAGGTTAATTTTAAAACCGCACCCGGCGTGTATCGTAATTTGGGCGGTAGTTACCCAGCTACTGCAAGGAAATCTAACAGACAGTATGATTGGTATGGTAATATGATGACCCCAAGACAACTTGCAAGGATTCAAGGAGTACCTGATGATTTTAAAATATGGACTGATTTCGCTGGGCCTAAAAGATTGTCTTCAATCAATAAGGGTAGAATATCAGTAACTAAAGCTCCCCCCTATGAAATTGGACAATGGTTTTTAGAAAGTTTAAAAAATATAAATATTGAAAAAATAATAAAATTTAAAATCAAAATTTAAAAAAAAGTAAACAAAAAAAATATTTTAAATATATATAGTAGAGTTTTTATTATTTTATACCGTAGGTATATAAAATAATTAAAAAAACTCTACATATATTTATATTAATAATAAGAGTATTCTATAAACAATGGTAGATAACTAATCCTCACTACGTTCGGAGAGGGAACAAGTTCCCTAAATATGTTATGAATTAAAGTGAACTTGTTCTTGAATATAATAATCAAAGGCTAATAATAAATATACGACACCACCAATTGTTAAAGTACAAGGTAATTTTCTAAATAATGTTAAAAGACAGAGTATATAAATTCGTTTACAAAACTAAGACAGAATTCAAATCAAAAATTTGGATTTATGGGGGATGGAAAATCATTGGAGTTTTTCAGGATAAACAAATAGCAGCTTTGTCAAGATTAGAAACTTTAAGGTTCTTTAAGCTTATTGGATTCAAAGAGTATAAAATAGCGAAAAGGAAACTGATAACAAAAATAGGCAAACAAGTAAGCATTGATATATCACTTGATAAGAGTGGTAAGAAGCTTAAAATAAAGAGTAAAGTAAATGGCTAAAAATTTATTTAAGAAAAGCTTAACAGCTAAAGAATTTGAAATATTAAGTCAGATAGTTAAAGACCCTTACTTATTTGCTACTTTCGCAAAGATAGTACACCCATTGAAAGGTGCAATAACATTTAACTTATTTTCATATCAAAGGAAAGTATTATACTATTTTATCAGGTATAGATTTAATATCATACTTAAATTCCGACAGGCAGGTTTAACAGAATTAATAGCTTTGTATGCTTTATGGTTAACTATGTTTCACCCCTACAAGAACGTACAAATTATTTCTATTAAAGATAAAGTAGCTAAGAAAGTATTAGCCCCGAGTTTTTAAAGATGCCTATAGTAAATGGCCGTCCTGGGGACCTGGGGACAATGACTGAGATGGTATTTGCCAATGGCTCTTCCATTACTTCTGTACCAACCACAGAAGATGCTGGACGTTCTGAAGCTGTATCTTTATTAGTAGTAGATGAGGCAGCTATTGTAAGGTATGCTAACCAAATTTGGGCAGCTGCATTTCCCACACTGTCTACTGGAGGTAGTGCTATAATAAACTCATGTATAACTGGTGAAACAGAAATTATTGGTAGTAATGGAAACTTCAGGGTTGATTCAATAGCACCAAAAGAATTTGGGAAACACAACGTAGAACATCTTAACTTAAAAGTATTAACCCACACTGGTAAATGGCAGAGGGTAATAGGCGCTGTTAATAAAGGCGAATTAGAAACCTGGGAAGTAGAGAGTACAGATGGTAGAGTACTTAATTGTACACCAGCACATAGACTTCTAACTACTAAAGGCTGGAGAACTGTTAGAGTAATTATCAAATCTAAATTAAATATAATTACATTCGACTCTGGCTTAAATAATGTTACTGAACTCACAATAACTAAGCCCCAAAAAAAAGAAATCTTAAAAACTATAAAAGAGTACCCCAAATACAAGGGTAGCTATGCAAAAAAAATAATCAATGAATTATTATATGAAGATGGCATAGAAGTAAGTAGCTCTTATATTTCACGCATTATAAATGAGACTAGAACTAAAACAGTACAGATATCTAAGTTAAAGCTGGTTAGAAAATATGTAGCAAATATTTATGATATTTCAGTTGAGTCTGACGAGTCATACATAACAAATAACGGCGTTATAAGCCATAACACTCCCTATGGTGTGGGTAACTGGTACCATAAATCTTGGGTAGATTCAATGACGCCAAACTCAGTTTTTAATCCCATTAGACTTAAATGGCAGATGCACCCAGATAGAGATCTGAATTGGTATAACGAAATGTCTGCTGCTTTAGGACCACGTAGAACTGCTCAGGAGGTTGATGGCTCTTTCCTTGCATCGGGTTACTCTGTATTCGACCTAGCAGATATCAAGCAAATTGAAGACTTGCTATCTGATTTTGAAGTATTAGAGACAAGGTATAATGGAGGGTTAAGAATAATAAAAAGACCTCAACAAGGTAAGAAGTATTTTATTGGTGCAGATATTGCAACGGGTAGAGCTAAAGATTACTCTGCATTCTCTATAATGGATAGGCAGGGTGATGAGGTTGCTTATTTTAAAGGTAGAGTACCAATAGAGAAATTTATTGAAATACTTAATGAATACGGGAGAACCTACAATAATGCTCTATTAGCACCGGAAGCAAATGATGTAGGTATTGCAGTAGTAATAGGCTTACAATCATTAAATTACCCAAACTTATATTATACAGAACAATTGGTTAAAGAAAAAGGCCAAAGCAGGAAAATTAAAAAGAAAATACCAGGCTGGCTAACTACCACAGCAAATAGATCATTAATAATAGATGAACTAGAACAAGATATTCGTAATGAATTCATTAATGTAAAAGACCCTTTCTTTGCGGAAGAAGCTTATACATTCATCTATGATTCTAGGAATAAGCCAGTTGCTATGGGCAAGGGGACTAATAAAAGCGATGAGGAAGATGAAGTAACATATACTGATGATGCTATATTAGCAAAAGCTATAACCAATTTTGTAAGAAAAGGATCCATGAATAGTATGATCGTTCTACCTGCATAGCAAATAACAATACTTAATCATTTAAACAAAAAACTATCTAATGAAAATCAATCTTTTCGGATACGAAATATCAAGGTCAAAAAAAATAGTAACTCCACCAGCTAAGAAGATAATAGGTAAATTACCAACATCTCAGGTTAGTAAAACGGAGTTTCCAAGTACAGATTTCTACGGTGACTTAAAAAAGAACACCGAATTTGTAGACCGTGATTATATCAGGACTTTGATTCCAATGATACGTAAATTATCTAAAATAAACCCAGATCTTAAAATAGCAATGAAAGATAAAAGGGAATTAGCTAATACGGGTCATAAAATTATGTTCGATAAAAATGTACCATCAGAACGACAAATTGCAATGAGAGATCACATTCATTATGTCAGAAAGAAGTGGTCACCCTATTTACCAGGTATACATGGAGTAGTAAACAAAATAATAGATCAAGCATCTATCGCTGGAGCTATTGCCATAGAATGGGTAATTAAGAAAGATTTATCGGGTATAGAAAGGATAGTATTTGTAGATCCAGCTACTATCATCTTTAAATTCAGTAGGAGTAAGCAGACATTCCACCCCTATCAGGTCATATATAATGAGACAGATCAATTAACCAAACGCTATAGAAAACTAAACACTAATACGTTTATGTATGTAGCTTTAAATGGTGATGAAGAAATTCCTTATGGTGATCCTGAATTTATGGCTGGTTTAAATGCTATCACCTCTCAAGGTAAAATGACTGAGAATATAAATTTTATCATACAACAACTTGGTGTAATGGGATTCTTCGAAGCATTGATGGAAAAACCACAACAAAATGCTAATGAATCTGATGGTGCCTATGCAACTAGGCTAACAAATATACTAGTTGAGATGAAGAATAAACTAAATGATTCCATGAGAGATGGTATTACAGTTGGGTATAAAGAGGATCATGAATTTACATTTCATTCAACTACTAAGGATATAAGAGGAGTAACAGACATATTCAATCTTAATGAAGTACAGGTGGCTAATGGTATTGGTCACCCTGCTCCATTCCTTGGTGTACCCTCGGATAGTACTGATACTAACTTTAATATATTATTCGGGAAACTAGTATCACAGTTATTCACTATTCAATCAGCAGTTAGTTATATATTAGAATATGGATATGCTCTAGAATTAAGACTAGTCAATTTTAATTTTAAACATCTGAATGTTATATTTAATAAATCAACTATTACTGACGAATTAAAATTCCAGCAGTCTCAGGAATATAAAATTAGAAACAATAGAGTAATGTATGCAGATGGTATCATTTCTCAAAATGATTATGCAAATGATATGGAGTTTGAAGCACCAGATAAAGCTGAACCAAGAGTTGAAATAGACCCCTCTAAAACTTTAAATGATGCAGCAGATAAGAAAGATAGGAACAAAGACCAGAAGAAGTCTGATAAATCTACAAGAGACAAGAAGAATCCTAACCCTAAAGATAACGCTAAAAATAAATAATCATGTATAAAATTAATTAAGATGGAAGAAATTCTACAACTAATAGGCGGACACAGTTTGATACTGGGGTCCATGCCTGAGAAAATTAACCTGGGCATGGTTAATGATAAAACTAACAAAGATAACAGATGTCCTGATGGTAAATGTACTATAAATAGTTTTGGATTATTTGATACTTCAACTCCAAATTATGCTACATACTACCCAGAAGTAACTGCTGAAGACCTTAAACCGAAAGATGATGAGTTTATATACCCAGTATTCAGGTTATTATCTGCAGTTACAGTTAACAAGAATAGCTATAGCCCAATATATTTCCCTGAAGAAGTTTTAAAAGAATCTATGGGTTTATTACTTGGTCAAACAGTATTCATTGATCATGAGATGACTACGGGTAATGCACTTGGTGCTGTAATGGAAGTTGAATGGCAAGAAGCATATAAGACTAAAGAAGGTATTAAAGTACCAGCGGGTATTAATGGTAAGATGAAATTAGATGGTAAAACCCACCCAGGTATTGCTAGAGCAATTATGATGGACCCACCTGCTATCCACTCTAATTCAGTTACAGTAAGATTTGCTTGGGAGCAATCACATAAAGATATGCCATCTGATGAGTTTTATGATAAATTAGGTTCAGTTGATAAAGATGGAAACCTTATTCAGAAAGTTGCTAATAAGGTAGATAGTTATTGGGAGACTTCATTGGTACCTCATGGTGCTGACCCATTCGCAAAGAAAATAGAATCTAATGGTAAAATAACTAACCCACGTTTTTCTGGTAGAAGAGATGAACAATTCTCAGCCAATGTATTTGATTACAAATCACAATCAGACACAACAATACTTGATAATTTTAAAACCAAAGGAAATAATAATCAAAAAAGTAAATCTAGTATGAACAAAGTATTACAAAATGCTTTACTTTCGGTATTAGGTTTAACAGCTGAAAACTTAACTGATGAGAACTTCGATTTCGAAGGTACATTCAAATCATTAAAGGAAGATGCCGCTAAATTTAATGTACTGAATGATAAGGTTAAAAGTTTAGAATTAACAGAAGATGGATTCATCAAGGAAGAAGACTTCGTTAGTTTCATCAATATTGATGTTAAGAAACTTAAGGAAGAAGCAGAAATGGGTACAGCTCATTTAACAGCTCAAATTGAAGAGGCAACTCGTCTGTACAACCTTATAAAAGGTGATAAGGCTGAAGATGCTATGCTAACTAATATTAAGAATTCTAACTTAGAAACTGTTGGAGTATTCATCAGCGACTTCAAAACAGAATCTGAAAAAATGTTCCCCTTACAATGTAACGATTGTGAATCGAAGAATGTTTCTAGAATGACTGCTAAGGCAGATGAGGGTGAGGGTAAAGGCGAAGAAGGAAATTCAACAGAATTATCTTTCAAAGACCTTTCTTCTAAGCTAAGAGAGAACAGGAGAAAAGATTCATTTACTGATATCGATTAATAAATAAAGTATTAAATAATTATATTATGGTAACAACATTCGGAGATAAGACTAGAACAGTCATATACAAAAAAGAAGTTCATAAACTACACGAAGCTTTCGCTGTAGCAGATGGAGAAACTATTCATGAAGGTGAATTAGTAAAACTAAATGCAGCTGGTGAATTAATCCCAGCAATATTAGGAGAACCTGAAATTAATGTTATTGGTTATTGTATAACTAAAGCATTAAGCTCTAATGAGCCAGTATCAGTAGTATCAGAATTGGCTATAGCCATGAGAGGTTATGCAACTATCTTGGCATCTGCTAAAGAAGATGGCATGGTCCCAGGCCCGGTTAAATATGCGGCATTCGATGCAACCAACAACAGACCTTTCTATTCACAAGATACTGTTACGGCAGCTAATATGGTTGGATGGGCTTTAATTGCTGGAGACGAGAATGATGAAATTAAAGTAGTTTTAAAATAAATAAAAAAATTGATATGGATTTAGAAAAATATAGTAAATCAAAATTCAAAGGCAACATACAGGAAACTGTACAGTATGCTGAAGCAATTCGTAGAGGAGATAGTCCAATGGACGTTACTCTAACAGAAGTTGTAAAAGAAAAATTTGGAGTAACTCTAGACGCATTCTATGCTGACTTAGGTATAGACCCTAATTATGATACAGTAAACAACATTGTATCTACACCAGATTTGGATGCTAACTGGATAATCCCAGAATTCTTCCGTGATGCTATCCGTTTAGGTTATAGACAAGCACCGATTTGGCCAAATATTATTGCCGCTGAAGAGCAGATGAAAGGTTTAACACAAGTTTTACCAAACATTAATATGAGTGATGCTACTCCAGCAGTAGTTGCAGAAGGAGAAACAATTCCTTTAGGAGCTGTATCTTATGGCTCAAAGAAATTTAATGCTTTTAAAGTTGGTAAAGGTATTCAATTAACTTACGAAGTAGTTCAACACTCTTCTTTAAATGTGGTTAAGATCTTCTTAGAAGACTTTGGTGTAAAGATGGGACATGCAGTAGATTCACTTGCTATCCAGACTTTATTAAATGGTGAGCAATTAGATGGTTCAGGTTCTGCTCCAGTAATTGGAGTTGGTACTGCAGGTACTAAGACTTATAAGGATTTCTTAAGAATCTGGATGAGAATGGGTAGAATGGGTCAGGTTCCTGGTATTATGTTGGGTGGAGAAAATGCTGCTATTGATACTTGGAATTTACCAGAATTCAAGAACAGACGTCAACCGTATGCTCCTGAGAATAATCTTCAACTGAAGAATATGCCTTTCCCTCAGAATACTGATTATTTTGTACATGGTAATATACCTACTGATCAAGAGATTATTTTGAACAAAGCAAGGGGTATTATCAAGATGAATGCTGCTCCTTTATTAATTGAATCAGAAAAAATTGTTTCTAACCAAACATCTGCTTTCTATGCAACAACTTCTTTAGGTTTTGCTAAATTATTTAAAGATGCTACAGTAGTAATGGATGAGTCACTAGCGTTTGCTACTAACGGATTCCCTACTTATATGGATGTTGATGCTCAACAGAACATCATTTTTGAATAGTCAATTTAAACAATTAATATAAAGAAGCCTGGGAAACTGGGCTTCTTCTTTATCTATAAATTAAAAGAGGAAATAATAACATGGCGAAGAAGAAATATTACATAGCGCTTAATGAAGGAGCTAATAGCTTTACAGACCCAACTTCATTATTTAAAGTATCTGGAAACCAGATAAAATCTATGGGTTCTACTATGAAGAATTCATTTTTCATTAGAAGAGCATTAAGAAATGGGCATTTAAAAGAAGTATCTGAAGCTGAGTTCATCAAGTATGAAGAAGCTAACAAGAAAACTGATAAGGCTAATAAAACTAACTCGGATAAAGCAGAGTATATTGAGAACTTGAAAACTCAATTAACAGACATGGCTGATGAGAAAGATACATTAATAAAAAGGAACGTATACCTTGAAAAAGAAAATACAGAATTAAAAGAAGAATTGGAAGAATTAAAAGCTGATTCTGATGATGACTCTGTAGATTTTGATTCTAAAAGTATTAAAGAGATAAAAGATTATCTTAAAGAAACCTACGAGCTTTCAGACGAAGAAGTTTCTAAAATGGAAAGCTTAAACAAAGCACCATTAATTGATTTTGCTAACGAAATAGTTGCAGAATACGAAGGAGAATAAACAATGAATCCAGAAGCTAATTTTTCATATTCAGTTTCTGCATTAGTCGTTGATTTTATAGATAGATCATCAAATGGACCTACCTCTTGGTTATGGGATTTTGGTGATGGAACTACTAATACAACTGAGAACCCTTCCCATACTTATAATAGGAGGGGTTTTTTTGTAGTTACTTTAATCACAACAAATGCAGATGGTTCTAGTAACCCATTCAGCCTAAGCGTTGGAGTAAGTGATACTGGAATAACACCATTACCAAGGTCTATCTATGATATGATCTTATCTTATATACCAGTAGGTGTAACAATTTCGGTAGGAGAAATTGATGGGTTTATTAAAAAATGGCAACTCTACTTACAACCCCTAGTAGAAAATCCTGAGGTAGATCCAAATTATGTATTTGATGAATTTTATTGGCCACCGCTAGTAAATCAACTAATTGCAGAATTAGTAGCTCTAGATTTATTAATACAATCAATCAATATACTAATTTCTTCATCATCAAGTACTGGTTCAGGAACAGCTGGGGGAGCAATGAAGAAGGTTGTAACGGGTCCAACTCAAGCTGAATGGCATGATCCATCGGGTGCTACAGATTCTGTAAACCAAATGGTTAAAGCTGGAGGAGCAGTTGATACCTTAATTAACCAAACCTGTATGCTTGCTAAAAGAGTTAGGATCTACTTACCAATCTGTAAAGATCTAAGACAGAGTCCAATAGTACCAGAGATATTCAAACCAATAGTAGATACTATAAATATCATTATATAATGGCACAACTATTATCACCAGCCGACTGGGCAAAATATGTAACAGCAATAAATGATGCAAGTGATTCTTTTAATAAGGAAGATATCACTTGGCATCGTTTTATGCGTAAACTATCAAGAGATGGTGAAGAAGCATCACAGACTTATGAAGACATAATATTAAAGGGTTTAGTTTATTATGGGTATTATAAAACATGGCCAGACGAAAACGTACGTGTATCAGGTGAAAATGATGACACTAGTTTAGTAGTAATTTTTAATAAACAATATCTAAAAGATTTAGGCTATACAAACTCTAACGACTATTTTATAACCAACCCCGGCTATGATAAATTCTTTATAAAAGGTATAGAATATATATCAAAAGGCGATACTGATGTTGCACAAGCTGAGAACGATCCATTATTAATATACATAAGGTTAGACAGGAAACAAGTATCAACGGGACAAAACTACCACACTGAAGCTAACTAAAAATGATAGGCCCAAATAGATCACATACGAATAGCCTTAGGAGTAAAAGTTTTAAGGTTGATGTAGATATCGACAAAGTGGGGTTCCAGAAAGTAGAAGCTATGTTGAATAACTTACCAAGAGCTTTAAAACACACTGGTCAGATTGGTATGATCAAAGCAGGTAAAAGCTTCAAAAGAAGATTGAGGTCTGATATAAAATCGGGAGGCTCAAAGTTTGGATTTAATTCAGGCTCTAATAAATATCGGGACAATAAAATGTCTTCAGGCTATGCAGATAAACAATTCAACTTAACTGGTGCATTCTACAAATCGATTATACTACATTGGACTAAAAGAGGTAATGTTGCAGTTGGTGTAGATAAAAAAGCTGAAGCACCAAGAATAGTAGGGCATGGCGGTGATAACAGGAAAGTAGCTTGGTATATCGATATAGTAGAAAAAAAATACCCACTAACTAAATTATCATTCAGAGCTTGGGGTGGTAAAAATAGGATCAGAAGTGAAGTCACAAAATCATTAAAGATAAGTATTGCAAAATTCATCAAATCAGGAGTAGTAACAAGGATAACATAATAAGATGAGCACAACACCACTTTCAAACACAGAAGAACTAATAGAAAGATCTTTCTTTCATAGGATTCGAAAAGAATTGGTAGATAAAGGTTATTTACCAGACATTTCAGATTCAGTAACCTACCCAGATACACAGGCTGGGTATGATGCATGGGAGTTAGCAATAAACAATATAGTAACAGCTAAAGGCTTTGCAGTAGAAGTATTTGGGTTTAGTAGTTCAAATTCTAAGGGTACTAAGAAAACGCCACGTATAGTAATAAATAATGTATCAACCTTACCGGGTACTATAGGAGGAGACGCCTCCTATTTTTTTGAGAGAGCAACACCAACTGGACCTTATTCACAATTAATCAGGCCCCCAAAAACAGTTGATTTTGTGTTACAAGTTATAATGACTGGCGTAACAGCTGAACATATGAGGATTATGAATGCTATAGTAGCATTATCATTACCCAGGCGAGGTTACGTAGAATTCTACGATGATCCAGACCATAATTTCTTTATAGAAAACACGGGTTCTAATGCTTATGATAACACTCGAGATAATCAAATGGACAGGATAATTGCTTACTCAGTACCAGATTTATATGATATTGAAGACATTGTCATAAGCAACTCTATTGCACCAATACAGGAGATAAGAGTAGAACCAACAATTAATGGCCATAGGTCAACAGATTTTGATTTAGTAGTAACAGTTTAAAATAAATAAGATGGATAACTTAAATGGATCACCAATTTTATGGCAGTCGGGAATACCCATAGCATTAAATTCAGTAAAAGGTGATGAGATAACACCTCTAGAAGTACCATGTATTATAAAAGTTAATCCCTCATCTGATATGGAATTAGATATCAGAGTAATATGGGGAGATAAGAAAAATACAGAAGTAATTATTAAAGCTTGGGAGACATTAACTTCTAATATACTTGTAAAGAAAGTATTTAGCACTGATACTGATGTTGAAGATACTAACATTAGATTTTATAAATAATGAATATACAGGGTAATGTGAATATTAATCCTGCTATGGATTGGTGGCGAATAGCTGCCCAGATGTGTTTCCC